CGGTTCAGGATTTGAAGCCCGTGGCTATGATGGCTTGGCCACATCGCCCCGAATGATGGCACAAATACAAAGCACACGCTCGGGTGATAGAAGTGGTCTTATTCAGATCTATGCCACATTGTGGCCCATGCTGGAAGCTGCCTTGCCCACCAACTTCCGTGGTTATGTGCAAGGCGACTTGTTGTACATGAACACACCGCCACTAGAAGCTGGAAATTATGTGTTTAAACCCAACACAGTGCAGTATCGTATTCCTGCAAAAAATGCTCTAGGCCAGCGCATAGGCAACAGTGAAGTTGGTATTGCCATGCACACCATGTACTCAGATGCAGGTGAGCCCAAACAACCGCTGCGGCGTGTACGGTTCAATGATGTACCTGGCTTGCTGTTGATCGAACCCATATTTGGCAAAGAAATTGTGCCTGACTCAGGTTTGGTTAAAAATATCAAATCCGTGATACGCAGTCGTGGTGCGGCTATAGACACGCTGTTTAATCCTGCAGAACTGCGAGCACAACAGCTTACAGATCTAGCAAAACTGTGTGTGGATTACATCAACTACAGAATCAAACAGCCCGGGGCAAACTTTGATAACTTGCTATCAGGATTTGGTGAGTGGCTGCAGAACAAGGTCACATCAAGAAAATTTGCCAACATTGTAGAGTATTTGAAAACCCCCAGCAGCAACACCGAAGGCATGGCAGCGGCATTTACCTTGTTTTTGTTGTTGCATGACTTAAAACTGGATGTGTTGCGCCAGTTGGATTTGAAAGATCCCGGGCACGAAGGCTGGGTCATGGCCACCCCTGCAGGCTACAGCAAAGCAGTGAATAGATTTGATTTTACAGCAAGAAATGTGGCCCAAAACAATCCCCAAACACGCTAATTTTTACCAATTGTATAAATAAAAGCAGGTCCACCGAGACCACTTTACTTAGGAGATTTTAAAATGGCATATTATACACCCGCTAATGGTGACGTACAACCAGTATTTGCGCTTGACGTCCGTAACCCAGTTGATGTTTCTGCATCTACTGCTGCTACACCAGTTAACCCAGCTGGTCCAAAATTGGACTTCTTTCAAGTCACAGCTAACACCACAGTTGTTTCTCAACAAGGCGTTCAAGAATACGTTGCTAACGTTATCAACGCTATTCAACAAAAATGTACAGTTGCAATCTATCAAGTTGACGGCGTACAGCTGAGCTTTGCTGTGTACCCAACTGGCGCTTTTGCTAATGCTAGCACCAACACTTCTGCTGCTGAATTCCTCAGCACAGCCAACATTACCTACACTGGTTATCAGTTGGACAGTGCTACCAGCATCGGTTTCAAATTGGCAACAAGCTAATTCTAAGTTACTTAGAACGAACAACCCTGGAATTCTTCCAGGGTTTTTCTTTGCCTTAAATATCCAGTCATGAAAATATTATGCCGAACATTGTTTGATTGCAGCCAGACTGGTGTGACTGGTAGTTTTAAACCCAGCCATGTCCCCTTTACAGACCAAACTGGTGCTGAAATTGCAGACATACATGATTGGAATCGAAGCCGCAACCAGCAACGCAATTTTGAAACCATTGTTCAAATCATAAGTTTGCGTGGCCAGCCTAACAATATTTCAAATCCAGAATGCATCAACGGCTCATGGCAGTTTACGTTTGAAATTGACACTCCAGGCGTATATAGCACCACCGGGGATTTACAAAATCTAGATGCATTGAAAAATGAGTGCATGGGCATACCAATGATTGTCAATTTGCGTGAACATCATGCACTGGAATCAACTTTGCACACACAGGGACTGCAAGCCAATATATGGTTTGAAACGGTAAATAACTAATCATGGCAGACACCACCGACATTGAAAAGAAAAGTTTAGAAGCACATGTAGAACTCTGTGCTGAGCGTTACCGCATGTTAGAACTCAAAGTAGAGACCGTGGAAAAAGACGTATCAGAAGTCAAACACATGGTCACAGAAGTGCATGGTATTGTGCGCCGCATGGGCGAAAAACGCAACGACCAACTCATTGCCTGGGGCGTTGGGATAATTGCATTCTTGCTTGCAGTATGCGGCTATTTGATCAAGGCTTATGTTTTTCAATGATCACTGGTAAAATTGAACGTTGGATAGAAAAAGAATTTGTTAGAAATCTTGACAGTATCATTATAGAGGGTACAGAACAGGGTGGATGGGTGGTATTTGGTGTGTATCAAATAGTACCAGTTGGCTCAAGATTTCAAGTGTTACACTACGACGATTACCAAGGAGATTTCAGTAACAAACGGTCAGCAATGAGTTATTGTGTGGCCAATAAATTAAATCAACAAACCTTGGCTAGAAATATAAAAACACTGGATGAAAAGAAACAACAATTAGATGCTGACCTGGGATTTAGTTGGACACAGATTCACAACGCCAAAAACGCATCTTTGAAAGAAATGATTTTGACAAAAATTCAAAACAAAGAAAACACCAAAAAAGTGGTCACAGCCGAATTAGAGAAATGTATAAATTCGGCTAAATATCTACAACTTCGAGGATTCTCAAATGAAATTACAAGACTTAGTCGCAGCTAAAAACAGTAAACAAATCAGTAAAGTATACGAAAGCTACTTTACTTCGGCCATTGCTGTTGACAAACTTTCTCCTTACCAGACCAGTAAAATGCTGGGTAAAGTGCGCGAGTTGATCAAAGAACACAACAATTCTATCAATCGTCACAGTGGTGAGCGTAACCCCACTTATCTCAAATTGGTAATGATGGAACAGGCACTCAGTGCTCGTTTAAAAGAAATGGCACCGGCTGCCCCAGCTCAACAAACAACTCCTGCCTTTAGCAAGATTGATCCCAAACTCAAAGCAGCACAAGACAAAGTCAAAAAAAATCAAACCTTGACTCCTGAAGAACAAAAGCTTATCAATGATGTGGCCGCACAGTTGCAAGAAAATCGTCTGCGCAGAGCTTATCAAACATTGAAAGAATCAGAAGTACAACAAGCACAGGTTGTGTTGGCTGCACAGGACATGGTTGACAAAATGCAATCAATGTTGGAAGACACCACAGAAATGCAATTCAAAGAATTGCCTGCCTTGGTAGACTCAATCCGCAACCAAATTGGTATTGAACAAGCCACACAATTCAACGCCGACGTAACTGCTGCTCTTCAAGGTCTCGTACAAAACTTGCAAAGTGCCAAACAACAACTTGACACAGCACTTGGCGTAATCACAGGACAAGCTGCTCCTGCTGATGCTGGCATCGCAAGCATACCCGGTGCGGCGCCCGACGCAGGCATGGCACCTGACGCTGACTTGGCCGCTGCTGGTCAAGACTTGGAAGCTGCTGCAGATGCTGATTTGGCAACGGCTGCTGAACCAGAAGCTGCTCTAGGAACTCAAGGTGCTTTGGGTCGCGGACGTAGATGAAAATATCTGAAGTAGATGTTTCACAAACACCAGATCCCAACAAATTGTTGGGCCTGGTGGATTTCTTAGCTGGTCGTGCCAATGACACCAATGCACAAAAAGAAATCAGCCAAGAGGCATTTATAAAACTGGCCAATCATTTGAACATACCAGTTACCAAATTCAATCTTCCCGAACTTACCAATCAAGAACCTTTAAATAAAGTTCTTGAACCATTGCAACCAAATTCAAACAATCCGGTGGTGTTTAAAGGCGGCAACCCTACAGACATTTCAATGCCGGTAAACAAAGCACAAGACATTGTGGCCGCAGCGGCCAAACAAGCTGCCGGCAAAGACCGCGGCGTATAACCAAACTCACAAACTGGAGCACCTAGATAAATACTTGCATGAAAAACAAGTATGGGTTATCTAAGGATACGTTCCTACTTTCGGAAAAGGCAAGAACGAGCTACAAGTAGATCACATAGTTCCTTATGAACAAGGATTTAGTTTAGGCATACCAGCCTCTTTACTTGGAGGCAAAAATAATATACAATTCTTAAAGGGCAAAGACAATAGAGCAAAATGGGACCACTACCAACCTATGTTGGTAGTTAGAGCTGTTATAGGAGAAATAAATGTCTTACAGTAAGGCTGTTATAGACCACTACGAGAATCCTCGTAATGTTGGATCATTTGATAAAGGAGACGCACACGTTGGAACCGGCATGGTCGGTGCCCCAGCGTGTGGTTAGATAGGCGATGTGATGAAATTGCAAATCAAAGTTGAAGATGGGATTATTGTAGATGCCAGGTTCAAAACATACGGATGCGGAAGTGCGATTGCCTCATCCTCTCTTGTTACCGAGTGGGTTAAAGGACGA